CACCGGATTATGGCTCTATCGTCCACGAGTTTCTGAAAGAGGCTGGGGAAGGCTGGATTGGATCTCGCGGGGTTCCAAACTTCAAGATGCCAGAGGCTGGCACGCCTGGACGCAAGGCAGGGCACGGCGGCCCATGGTATCGCGTCAAAATATCCAGAGGGCTATACGAAATCCATTTCTTCCCGGACTTCTTCAAGCATCAGGTTCACGATCGATTTCTTCAGGACAACGGAACGACGACGGCAATCACACTCTATGGGTCGGATCCGTTCAATCACAAGCGGTCTGGATACGCTCGGCAAGTGGCCGCACAGTGCTTCTTTGAGGAATGGGTCGGTGGGAAAAAGAAAACAGGCTGGAAGCATCGCCCGGGCTGCAGGGATGACCATTACCTCGACACAACCGTTGGGGCGTGCGTTGCTGCTTGCGTGCTGGGGGTTGAATTCGAGCCCGCTAAAAAGAAGCCAACGAATTTAAATCGACAGCAGGCGGAAAAGCCTGCGGACAAAAGACAAGAGCCACAACAGGAAGCAAAGAAAAAGCTCAAGATGCTGCAGATGGTTGGTCCGTCTCAGCGTCCGAGCGTGAAAGTTTATTGAGGATAATTGAATGTCGACAGTTGCAACGAAGAACGCTAAGAATCAGCCAGCTCCTCAGCGAGTGGCAAGCCCGAAGATCCGCGCGGCGGCGTGTGGTGCGTGCGGGTCGGAACATACTCGTGTTTACAAGACAGAGGGCCGCATTCGCCGGTGTGTCTGCGATCATTGCGGGACCACATGGAAGCTCACTGGCCCATTTGCCGACGAGTTGCGAGAGTACGCGATGAACTTTGCGGATTCTCTGCAGAAGGCCGGGAGGGAAGACGTAGAAGGGCAGAAAGTTGTGTTGATTTCTGCGGAGTTGGCGGCGGAACTTGAGAAAGAATTTCGAAGATTGGCAACGACATGACACCTGAGGAAGTTGCACGGAAGCATCGTCAGCAGCGCGAAGGCGCAGCCGTGGAAGAGTTCCTTTTTTCCTTATCGCCGCCTGTGGGTGGTCGAATTGGAAACATTGGAAACACAGACGGCTATCTGTACGCGAAGAAAGAAGGAGACAAATATTTCTGGGCGATGTCCACGTACAAAGAACCGGACTGGGAAGAGATCACAAAGTCTTTTTTCGATGAGCTGATGAGGCATCGTGAGTCTCTAACCCAGTAGCCGTATAGTATAACGATATTGAGAATGTCGTTGTGTCGCGTGCATGATTCAGATCATGGCGACAAACGCATCTCTTCTCGCAAAAGTTGACACCGCTATTGAAGGTCTTCTTGATTCGCTCGCAAACGACGCGATGACGGAATACCAAGTCAATGGCCGGATGTACAAACGCGCGGAATTCGATTCGCTGCTGACGTCGCTCATGAAGACTCGCGAGACTCTTCAGAGGTCCATCGCTGCAGCATCAGGTCGCGTTCGCGTTGTGAAGCTCGGATATGCTGGGAGGTCAGGTTCATGACCTCCCACAATGAATCCCTGAAGTTCCTCGCGAACCTTGAACGCCGCGCCAAAGGCATCGCAACCGAGCAGCGATCAAAGGCCACAAACTTTTTCGACGAGTTCTCTGAAAAGGCCGCTCTGCCGAATGGCGGTTTTCACGGAGGCCAGATCGACCGCATCACGGAAGACTGGCGGCCAGGGACCATCGGCCCGAATCGAATGATTCAGATGAACGGCCGACTTCTCCGGGAGCGGGCCTGGGATCTATATCTGAATAACCCTCATGCTGCTGCGGTCATCGACGCGATCATTGCGAACGTGATTGAAAGCGGGATCGTTCCGGAGCGATCGGACGACTGGGAGAAGACCTGGAATCGATGGGGCGGGCTGACTCCGCATGCCACCCGTCACTGCGATTTGAGTCGCGATCAGACAATCTACGGGCTGCAAGAGACGTGGATGCGTGAAGTTCTGGTTGGTGGCGGATGTCTGCTGAACTTTGTGACCGTTGACAGACGGTCTCAGGAAATCCCGATTGCCTGCGAACTGATCGGAGAAGACCGGTTCGCGGATTACATCGACACTTACGGGCCGAATCCAAAAACAGCGTATCCGGTCTACAACGGAATTGAAGTCGATCCAGCGACCGGACGAACCCGAGCTTGGCACGTTCGCCAGTACACGGAGAACGATCTCCAGTATGACCCGACCGAGACAATCCGCATTCCAGTGAATCGTGGGCACTACGCCTATTTCAAGTGGAAGACAAACGCAAAACGCGGAACGACACTGCTTCGAACGTGCCTAATGTGGCTCTGGTCGCTCGGTTACTACACCGACAACGAGCTGAAGAACTCAGATATCAAATCGTCTTGGGCGTACATGATCAAGACGGCAGCCGGCACCGATCTTGATTGGCCGGATCTCGAAAACAACACCGGTGTGACCACCGACATTTACGGCAACACGCTGGAGCGACTGGAGCCGCAATCTGTATTCCGCGGATTCCCGGGAGACGCGATCGAAGCTGTAGGACCAAACGTTCCGGGTAGTGATTCGTTGCCTTGGATCCAGTTGATTCAGCGATCGATCGCAGTGGGGGCCAAAGTCTCCTACGAAGAAGCGTATCGCGATTATTCCAAGGGATCGTTTTCTTCCGTTCGTGCTGCGATGGCATCGGACCGAAAGCGGTTCAAGCCTATGCAGCAGTTCGTGATTGCTCACTTTGGCAATCCAGTTGTGTCGCGTTTCGATGATGCGGCCGTTGGAAACTTCGTTAATGGATTCCCTTCACCTTCACAGTGGATGGAAGACCGCGACGACGTTTGGTCAGAGCAGGAGTGGAGCACGCCAGGCTGGGAATCGCCTAACCCGAAAGACGATGCAACCGCAGACGACATTCGCCTGAACAACGGTACGGCGACGTTCAAGGGCATCATGGGCCGTGGCGGTGTGTCGTGGCGAAAACACTTCAAGCAGCGAAACGTGGAACAGCAAACGGACGGTTATCCGGAGCCAGCTCCAGTTCCTCAAAGTCGCCAGCTTGATCCATCGACTCCGAATCCGGAGGAACAGGACGTATGAGCAAATTTCGCCATGTAATCAGAGCATTCTACGGATCCGAATGGGCGATCCTGCCTTCGAAGCTTGAACAGATTGCTGAGCTTTTGGAACTTCGGGCTTCCGGAGTGACATTCACACCCGACCAAATCAAAGAGCGTGTTGGGATTTTTGATACTCCGCAGAACCGAGTGCAGAACCAAATTGCTGTTCTCAATCTTTTCGGAACCATCAGCCAGCGAATGAACGCGATGAGTTCGTTCTCTGGTGGTACATCCACAGAGATGTTCGCCTCAGCGTTTCAAGATGCAGTGAACGATCCCAACGTTTCGTCAATCGTGATCAACATTGATTCCCCTGGCGGATCCGTCCCGGGCGTCCCCGAACTGGCAGACCTGATTTACAAGGCTCGCGACAAAAAACGAATCGTCGCAGTCGTCAACCCAATGATGGCCAGCGCGGCACTCTGGATTGGTTCGGCAGCCGGTGAAGTCGTGGCGGTTCCTTCAGCGTCTGATATCGGCTCAATCGGCGTTCTCACAATCCACACGGATCAGTCGAAGGCAGACGCTGACAAGGGGCTAGTCAGGACAATCATTCGTTCCAATGAGTTCAAAGCCGAGGGCAGTCCTTACGAGCCGTTGACAGACTCGGCGAAGGCATTCATTAGCGAGCGAATCGGAAAGATTCATCAAGAGTTTATCTCTGCAGTCGCCCGCAATCGCGGCGTGACGACGGCAAAGGTGGAAGCAGATTTCGGCAACGGGCGAACGCTCAGAGCCAAGGAAGCACTAGCGGTTGGTCTCATCGATCGAATCGCCACATTGGAAGAAGTGTTAGCGGAACTCGGCGCGTCTGCCGGTTCACAGACTGGATTCGCGGCAACGTCGCCGCAGAGTTTCGACAAAGGAAAGCGAAGAATGAACGCGAAACTGAAGAAGGCACTGATCACTGCTGGTCTGTGCAAAGTAACCGACGAGCAGGCATCGTTCGATGCAGCATTGAGCCTGCATTGTGAAGCCGAAGGGCTGGACGTGAAGAACGAAGGGGCGGTCCTCGCATCCTTTGGGCTTGGCGATCCTGTTGTGACGACCACAACGAAGCCAGCGGAAACGACGGTTGTCACTCAGCAGGGATCTGGCGGAATGACGATTCAGGACCTGACGGCTGTCATCAAGCTGTCCGGCTTGGATGATTCGGCAAAGATTGATCTGATTGGCGAACTCGGACCGAAGGCAGCTTCACTTTCAGCTGCTCAGGTGGCTGACCGAATCAACAAGCTTGACCAAAAGGAATCGCGTCCTGCTGGCCATACTCCAATCACGGGTGGTGAAGCTCAGGCTGAAAAGTTTGCGACTGATGCCCGCGACGCGTTGCTGCTTCGCACATGGGGTGCGTCCGATTGCCCAAAGGAAGTATTGAACTTCCGAACTGGCGACATGGTTGACTTCAAGCCAAAGCGCGGGAACTACGGTCTGCAGTCCCTGCCGAAGCTGGCGGAACAGTGCTTGATTCAGGCTGGCGTTCCTTACGCTAAGGTTGCGGCTCTGTCTCCAATGCAGTTGGCCCAGATCGCAATGGGCAAAGATCCTGCTCAGTTGGGGCTCGGCTATCTCGCCAGTGATGCGTCGTACAATGTCTCAGGGATGTTCTCAAACATCCTGCTTGACGCTGCCAACGTGACTCTGCGACGTTCCTACAACGACGCACGAACCACGTTCCAGATCTGGATGAAGCAGGGGCCTTCAGTCGCTGACTTTAAACTGGTCAATCGCGTCATCGCCGGTGAACTCGGCGATCCTCGGGCCGTTCCGGAAGACGGTGAGTTCGAAGAAACAACGTTGACCGATGGCAAAGAAGCCTATCGCGTCACCGTGTGGGGTGAAATCGTCAGCCTGTCATGGCAGTTGATTGTCAACGACCAGCTTGGAAGCTTCACGGAGATTCCAGCAAAGCTCGGTCGGGCAATGCGACGCAAGCAGAACCGCATTGCTTACGCGGCGGTCAAGGCAAACGCGGCAATGGCCGACACATACGCCTTGTTTGACGACACAAACCACAGCAACCGGACGACCGGATCTCTGACAACGTCACAGAACTACATCGACGCATTTGCGACGATGGAACGAAAGATGGCCAATCAGGTTGGACTGTCAACGGACAGCGGAACCCTTGGCTACATGCCGAAATATCTGGTTTACCCAACCGCTCTGGACCAGATTCTGCGGACAACTCTCAGCAGTTCGTCTGTCGCGTCTTCGAACCCCGGCACGACGAACATTTACCAGAGCGCGTATGAACTGGTGAAAGAGCCGGAGTTGAACGCGGCACAGGGCGGTTCCGACACTCGCTTCATTCTGTCGGCTGATCAGAACGAAGTTGACACCTTCGAATACGCCTACCTGCAGGGCCTCGAAGCTCCAGTGATTGAGCAGGAAATGTCGTTCGAGCGTCTTGGAATGAAACGCCGAATTTATCAGGCGTTCGGAATTAAGGCTCTTGATCATCGCGGTATGCAGGATCACACCGGGGCGTGATGCTCACGGGTTTCTGCTCTTAGGTTTGATTCTGTTTCTATCAATTGGAGTTTTGTGTCATGAGAAAAACGCGATGTTGGAATGATGAGTTTATCGGCCACCGAGTTTACTCGGCGACGGCCGGAAGCAACGTGGGGCACAACTGGAAGATCACTGACACTTCGTCAGCTGGAACTCCAACATACACCCCTGTTGACGCTGCGACCGATTCAGCAAACGGTGGCGTGGCGATCGCATTCGACAGTACGAGCGAAGTGCAGAATCTCTGCATCAACTTTGGCGATATCTTGGTGTTTGATATCGACAACCTGATTGACGTCACGTTCCGCGTGAAAATGAATCAGGCACTGCTCAATGCTGCCTCGATGTTTGCCATCGGGCTTCAGGGCGACCGAAACGACGCGATTGATTCGATTGCTCAGCACGCATCGTTTCGCCTGATTGGTGCGTCAAACGCAGTCCTCGTTGAAAGTGACGACGGCACGACAGACAAAGACGACATCACGACTGCAGCAACGCTGGCTGCAGCCTACAAGGATCTGAAGATCAGCTTCGCACTCGGAAGCCGAGACGTTCGATTCTTCGTTGATGGGCAGCCAGTTGCAGAGTCAACAACGTTTGATATGTCGGCCTACACCGGAGCTTTGCAGCCTTATGCACAGATCCAGAAGACTGCGGCGACGCCGACCGATGGATTCACGCTGTGCAGCGTGGAAATTAACTATCGAGGGCACTGAGTTTGATTTGTGGAGTGATCCGTGACATTGAAAAGCACAATTGAGGCTCACGTTTCGACGGTGTTTCTCAACACGGATCACTTTGCCTATTCATGCCCGCGATACATCGCAGGAGATCCCGGAAACATTAGGTTAATTATTGGTGTACCCGGAGACGATCGGCCATCAACGTCGGATATGTTCGGGCGTGGATACACGCACATGAGAACATTCGACTTTGCCGCAACGGCAACGCTCGAAGAAAAGGACTCAGTGGTCGTTGGCGAACTTCGGTATGAGGTTGCCCACATCACTGACCCTGATCTTGGAATGAGAACGGCAACACTCGGTCGGTATCAGCCGGAAGTCAAGGGCGGGAAGTACATCCGCAAGGGTTCGTTCTAATGGCGGCATTGGATTTCGCAGGAGCAGTCACGAACGTGAAAACGATGCTGAGCGGGCTAACCGCATGGCAGACGATTTGCGGTGTGTGGTCTTCTGCGGAAGCGACCAAAAGAATTCACTTGGGCGGATGCGAGGAAGAAGAGGAAGAGTCACTGGCTCCAGTGATCATTCTGGACATTGACCCGTTCAACACTAACTGGTTGCAAAGCACATCGCGGGGAAAACTGCCGATCGAGATCGACGTTCAGTTGGCAGTCCCGGAAGCGAATCAGGCGACAATCAGCGATCAATACAGTTGGGTTTGGTCACAAGCTGGGAGTCTATTAGCGGGCATCAATGGAGCAGTGAACGGAGCAGGCCAACTGATGGTCGACTCCCTCAATGTTTCGGTGAAGCCTGGTGCGATTGACCCTGATCCGAATCACGCTCGATGCGAATGGGGATTTGTTTTGGTGATCACTCTCGAGTTCCTCTGATGTATGCAATCGAAATTCAGATCCAGCGTGCGAATCTCACCGCGCGATTACACGCAAGGCTGATGCGAGAGATCAACAGAAGAACAATGGAGCGGCAGTGGAATGAGCGTGTTCCGCTGCACTTTGAAAACGTCGCTTACACCGAATACGGAGCCCGGAAACGGTCTTCAAGTTACAACGAATCCAAGCTTAGGAATAAAAGAATTGGCCACATTCGGCCAAACGTCAGAACGGGCAATTTGAAGCGACGGCTGAAACATCAGATCACAGCCACGCAGCACATGGCCAGACTGACAATGCGATCAAGTCTTGACAAAAGAATTGATCCAGTCGAGTGGGCAAAGATGACACCGGCACAGAAAGCCAAAGTCGTCAAGAAACAACGGCGGCTGTCCACATGGCAGAAACAGGAACTCGCCCGAATGTCTCGGAAGGAAATCGCCTACGAGCGGAAGCGGCAGGCGTCTGAATATAAAGCGGGGGCGACCTCTCCGCAGTACAAACGAAAACGAACTTGGAGAATCAAGTAATGACTCAGATCTTTGTTCCAGCAGACGTGGTTCTTGGTTCGTCGACGGTTCGACAAATCACCGGTGTTGACCACAAGACCGGGCAGGAACACCGAAAGGCGATGAACTCCGGGGGCGTCGCGGTTGTGCAGGTCAGCGGCAAGTCATCAACGGAAGTTTCCTCGCTGACATCGGCCGACCTCGCAACGCTGGTGGCACTCAACACAAACGCATTTTGTTCCGCCGGGCTATCGCTGGCGTCGTCAACGATCACGATCCCCTACAAACCTCGAGCCTCTGGCGGTACGTTCGTTTCTGGGTCGAACTATGTCGCACTGACCGGTGCGAATGCCTTCATTGTTCCGACGTCGTTTGAGGCATCGCAGGACGCGGACTTTGCCACCTGCGGCTTCGATATTCACTGGCTATCAACGGACGGCGTCACGAAAGCCTGTGACGACGCATCGAGTCAGGCTCTGGCGTCTCAGGCGTTTGGAGCTGAATACACGCTCGGGCCTTGCTACATCAACGGAACTCTGGTTGTCGGCGTTCAGTCGCTGCGAGTTACGCCAGGCATTGAAGTTGTGAAACCGCCGCTCGGAAGCGGATCAATTTTTCCAACGATGGCGTCAATCAAGATGACGCAGCCGACCATTGAGCTGACGGTCAACGACTTTGAAGCGATTGCAGGAACGGTCGGCGACTTCACCGCTATGACTTCTGCGAACTGCTACATGAAGAAGCGGGCAGACTCTGGGGTGTTCACGTCGTCAGCCACAACCGAACACGTCAGATTTACGTTCGCGGCCGGGCTCGCTGACACTGGCGGCGTAACGGTGTCAAACAATGACGACGGCTCGGCAACAATTACTTTGCACGGCAAGGTTTTGACAGCATCGGCAGCAGTCGCTCTACCATAGGAGGTTCTGTGCATTATCTGTTATTCGTTCCACGATGCTCCCGCAAAGATCTGGAGGCGGCGGCAAAGGTCGGCGGTTTTTCATCTGCACTCGACAGCTACGACGTGATTGAAGGCCAAAAGGGGCCGCATCAGATCATCGGGTGTATGGTGTTTTATCCGCACCCAGACCATCCGTGGGGGCACTGCGACGAAACGACACAGACATGGGTGCCATCGATTGCGAAGGACGAAAGCGGCCAGCCACGATACTACGTCGGATTCTGGAAGGATAAGCCACCACAGGAAAACCAGATTCGACGGCACTACACGCAGGCCGGAGGATTTGTAAAGCTTGGAGAGCAGCGATGGAAACTGCCGACACCGTCAACAGTCGAGGCCACAGCAAAGTACAACGATGACGGGTCGATGCGGTGGGAAGTCACGAGACAGTTTGCGTGGGTGTGTGATGAGGCGGAGCAGTTAATCAAAGTCTATGACGAGGAATCCGGATTGCGGATGTTCGTCTACAAAACAGAACCATCTGCTCAAATCAACTGGATTCTGAAGCTGCTCCAAATCAATTACCGGATGTTGCCGGAAGTTGCTGTCTATCTGAATCTCTGGACTGGTAGAGATCATATTCTTGATACGTTCCTGTCGACGCTTGGAATGAAGCGAACTAATCCAGATGGCTGATGAAAAGATCGAAGTCGAATGGATCGCAACGGCTCAGCGAATGCTGCAGACGATTGAGCGTGTCGACTCACGTCTGGACAAGCAGGAAAAGACGCTTCAAAAGCTGAGCGACACAGGGAAAAAAGGCGCGGAAGGTGTCGCAGGTTCCTTCAATAAGCTCGAAGAAGAGCTAAAGCAGAATGAAGCGATTTTGAAGAAACTGCAGATTGGAACGAAAGCGTTTTCCGATCAAAAAGCCAAGGTCGACGAGCTTCGCAAATCACTAAACGGTGCAAAAGGTGAACTTGGAGGTTTAGCGTCAAGTACTGGCGGGATGCTGCAGCAAGGAATTGGCAAGGTTGCCGCCTTGGCGGCGGGCATGTTGTCGTTTCAGGCCATCGTGTCGGCAGTCGTTGCCGAGTTGGAAAAGGCAAAGCAGTTGAAGCTTGATGCCGCTGCGACAACACGAACGTTTGAGCAGGCACTGGCAGACATCGGGCAGAACATCGGCGGCGGGGCTATTCCCCAGGCCAAACAGATGATTCTGGAGAACGCACCAAAGCTCGGGACGACAAACGAGGGCCTTGCTGATTTGCTGGGTGTTGCCATTTCGGCCGGGGCAAAGGATCTTCAGGAAGCTATGTCACTCGTGTCGGCAACATTAAAGCTGACCGTTGGTGACGCACAGAAAGCCAGAGCTCTAGTCGGCGGAACGCTGGATGTTGCATCGCTCGGTGGATCCCAAAACTTTGAAGGGGCGCTTGGGCAGTTGCTGCAGACACAATCGCAGGTTCGCTCAACTAACCTTGCTGAGTTCTCGGCGAACATTGGGCCAGGTCTTGCGGCCGCGACGGCAGATTTGTCGCAACAAAAAGGCGTATCGACAGAACGCGGTCTGGAGATGGCCTCAGTGATTTCCCAGATTATCAAAGACCAGACGGGCAGCAACACCGCAACGACGATGCGAATGATGTTCACCCGAATGGGCGCATTTGTTCCTGAGAAAGAAAAGAAACTCGACGACGGGGAAGTGACGAAGGTGTCACGCCAGCAAATTGCCGCGTTCCAGTCGCTCGAAACGTTTGACGAACGACTGAAGATGATGCAGGACGTTCCTGCAATCGGTAAGCAATTCCTCGAGACTCAACGGGAGTCGATCGGGAAAACGGCAATCGCAGAAATTATTGGTAAGTCAGCGAGAGCGGTTGCTTTTGAGGAAAAGGCTAAGCAGAACATCTCAAGCATCGACGCCGCACAAGGATTTTTTAGCGATCTCGATAAGGCATTGAAAGGCGAAACCGCACAGCTCGGAGCCGAGCGCAAGGCACAAGCCAACATCGCGGCTGCAGAAGTAACAGGTAATCGTGACCTTGAAGGCACTGTGATCAAGATTGTCGACGATGCGATTGCAAAGGTGAATCTGTCCGGGCTGGACTATTTCGACACGGAGACATTGCTCCAAAACAACATGCGAGCTGGCGCGGCTATTGGGGCTAATCCAATTGACGTAGGGATCGACACACTTCAGCGCGCACAAGAAAATCGACGTGTCTTCGGCGTGATCCCGGCAGGCGGGACAGTAAGCCTAGGTGATAAGGCTTTGCTGCAATCTCAAATTGCCGTGTTGGAAGAACTAAAGACATCTGCAGTGGCAATTGAGCGTCAACAAACGGTATCGAAGGCAAATGAATTGACGCGGATCACGGATGCCAATGCTGACAACAAAATAACTGGCGATGAGGCTGCTGGGATGCTGCTCAAGTTTCGTGAGAAAGGACAACTTACGGAAGAAATGCGGGCCTCCGTAGTAAACGCAGACAAAGAGAAAAAAGGTTACCTGACGCCTGAGGAACTTACGGCAGCACTTATTCAAAACGACGGATTTCGCGAACTCATTACAGAAATGCGTTCAGTTCGTGAAGCGATCGTTGCGGGCAGGCCAACGCAGAAACAACCAGTCCCACAAGTTCGCCCACAGGTGGCACCATTACCAGCGGCGACGGCACCATGAGCATTACCTTGGTCGATTCTGAATCCGTCGAGAAAATCGACACAGGAACACATCCGCACGGCAGCATGAAGGTCGGGCGATGGGATCAGGCTCGCGTCACGCAGCGATGGTTCGGCACGGTCGGAGAAGTCACGTTCGTCGGCGGGAAAAGTGGGCGCGAGTTATCGTGCTGGCTCTGGCTGACGGGGTACGCATCGCATGTTGCATTGCTGACGGGGATGGAAGTGTTGAATGAGGAAATCGGAACGTCTGGAACGCTGACGGTAACGATTTCCGGGGAATCAGATACGACATTCAGCAACGTGATTTTCAACGGATTTGAACCTGAAGAAGACCCGTGGGAAGACGGATCTGGCGTCAACGGATGGCAGGTCAAAGGCACTTTGAGTTTTAGGCAGGTGAAGTCATGACGGAAGAAAACAAGATGGTTGAAGTCGACATTGACGACAGTAAAGCATTGCGTGGCGAGCCACTTCCAGAAGTCGTTACGGTTGCTTTCGTCGACGTTGACGCATCATGGGACGGCACGGGTTCGCTTGACGACCATCGTCAAAAGGCACTGGCCACATTGAAGCAGCCGGGATTCGGCAACGCTGGAAAGGCAAAGTCCGATGGCGAATGAAGTAACCAGCAATCTCAGGCTGATTCTGGCGTCCGGAGTGATCAAGAGCGATTTTAACCCGGGCCGAATCCGCGTGAATTACACGCCGCTGGTGATCTATCACAAACGGCATTTGATCACCACCAGCGAAGTCACGGTGACGCATGGCGTGACAAATCCACGGTTCTGCATTCTGTACAACCACGATGCAACGAACTATGTGGAAGGCGGCACGACGACGACCGATTACGATATCTATCTTCGTCCGTCATCAGTGCCGTCTCAGTTTGAAATCGGTCCATCGAAGGCGTCGATTTACCTGAAGGCCAACACGGCAAGTTGTTACGTCGAAGTGCTTGTTTATTGACGGGCGGATTGAATGGGTACTGACGTCATCAACACCAGTGATTCGCTGTTCGTGGCATACGAAGACTTTGTCGTGTTGCTCGGGGCAGAATCCGGAGATCCGCCGACAGCTGGAGATACGTTCGAAAACGTATATTGCTCGCTGGTAGTTCAATCAGCTGGCAGCCGTCTTGACTTTGCAAACCTTCAATGGCAGTTGACTGAGTCACTTGCAGACCGAGAGCAGCCCGCGTCATTCGCTCGAATGGTTCAGGTTGAATTACCGGACGTCGACAATACGCGGCTGCATCTCGGAGATTATGTTTCCGAGGGATTCAGAATTGATCAGGGCGGCGAATCACTCACAGCCACAAGCCAGATGCGACCGTATCACTTCGGAGTCCCTGTAACAGGTTATCGCGTCTGGGATGCCATAGACGACGTTCACCGGATGATTGCGGACAATATCGTGTTCAATCCGACCATTGATGAGCAGACGGTTTTCAATCGGTCCAACAAAGCAAGGTCAGAAACGTCAGGCGACGGGTTCAGCGGCTATCTTTGGGCTCACCCTGAACTCGCAGACGCTGCCGATGGACAAACATATCAAGGCCAAACGCGAAACGAGTGGACGCTATACGAAGCGGTTCAGGCATTGTGCGAGTTGCTGAATCCGGATGAGGAATTCATTGCCCGCCCGATAAGCGTGGATCTTGATGTTCTGAGCGATGCCCCACCGCTCCGGAACGTCACGATTGAAATGGGAACTTATCTTCCTGCCGCGCTCAGCAATATCCTGATTCCGCTGGGCTACAATCACTGGATCGATTACACGCAGCCGATGCCGCAAATTTTGTTCTTTAAGATCGGTGAAGGCGAAGAAAAAGAGCTGCTGTATCCGGAAGTGGATGCGGTTCTGGATTTGGCTGAGGCCAACACAAATCAGGTGGTTGTTAATAATTCAATCGGAGACTCCGCAAATCAGGTCACTGTCTACGGTGATTTTGAAGAAGCCGAAATAACAATCAATCTATTTCCTGCATGGCCAGCGGCTGCCGATGCACTCGACGAAGACGAACTGGCCAAAGACGGCACAGAGTATTCGTCGAACATGACAGCGTGGCGAATGTGGATTGCCAACGAAGCTGGCGATTTAGATCCAGCAACGTCACGACTCGGGCAAACTCCAACAGTCCCAGACTTCGGCGATATCTTCACCATTGCCACGCCACACCGACGCGTGATGGGCGAGCCGTTGACATACCAGAGTCAAGATGACATTGCCGACAATCGACAGCAACGCCGGCCGATTGTCGTCGAGTATTCCATTGACGGCGGGACAACATGGTTGGCGGCTGAAGATTCTTGGACAATCAAACTCTGTCCCGATCAGATCGGCGTGTACTTCGATAACAAAACAATCCCGTCTGAACTTTACGCGGCTGGAAGCAGTGCCCGCGTGCGAGTCACTGGAACAATCAAAGGCGATTACCGTGTCCGCGGGTATGCTGCAAAACAATCGTGGGCGGTCAATGGTCGCACGAATGAGCTTGTTCTGTTCATGCCAGAAAAGTTCCAGAAGCGTTTCCGGCAATCGACAGGTTCCTATGCTTCTGTTCTGACTGGCACTGCCGACACTCGAGACGACAACACGGAAGCAGAAGACTACGCGGAAAAGATTCGCGATCAGAACCACTACGCTGAAGTTGACTGCGAGTTTCGTCTTCCCGGGTGGCACATTGAATACAAGATCGGTGATCTGATTACAAAGGTTGCCGGGCGGGAGATCAGCGTTGACGCCGCTCCAGAGACTGCCCCAACACGGCGATATGTTCAAATCGTTGAGCGTCGTTACGAGATGACCAGAGAGGGCGGACCATCGACGGTGCTGATCGTTGACCGGGGAGTTGTACCAGTATGACTCGCCGCGAGTTTCGATTGATTTCCGGGCAAGGCGCTGGGCCGTCCGTTGAAGACATCACGAGACGAAAGCCAACGCGGCGGCACTTTAAGACGTTGCAGGTTGGCGGCGGCGGTGAAACAACAACGACCATCCGCACCGTCACCATCAAGGGCATCGACAAAACAGACGGGACAACGATATGGGAGTACGGCCCTGGCTCCATGTGGCGTCATCATTACGGGGCTGATGCGATCACTGGGCTTGTGCCTGACACTGGTGCGACGCTGGATAAATACGTCCTCGGAGCGACTAACGGAAATAACTACGTTAACGCCGACAATCGCAGCGCGGCGACACTTGTAGCGAATGCGGCGGAACCGCTGACGATCACGAAGCTAGATTCGCTTGACGGCTCAGTGATTGAATCGGCAACATTGACGGGAATGTTTGCGAGCTATGTTAGCGGCGTGCTGTACCAGTTGACTCAGGGAATCACAATCACGGAAACGTGCGCATTAAGTGGCGGCAATTACGTCATCATTGGGCGTCGAGTGCCATTCGTTGAGTTCGTCGACTTTACAAGCAACACCACCAGCAAGTCATACATCTTGCATGCGCACACACAGCAGGGCGCGAACGTCTACATTAAGACGAGAACAAGTTCTGAAGTTATCACAATCCCGTACAACTCGACTGCTGCGGAGGTCGAAACGCTGTTTGAGGCTACCGCAGATTGCACAGCAGCAACTGTCAGTGGTGGCCCGTGGCCGCATCTGCCAATCGAAATTGACGTGACGTGGTCAGCGAGTGGGGGAGACATCGCAGCAATTAAGACAGACGCTACGTTCTCCGGAACAGGTCCAGGCAGTGGAACATGTGAATGGCAATTTGATGTCATTGGAGGCGTCTGGAATTTGACAGACGATAATTGCACAACTGGAACACCGCAGGCTCCGACTTACACCCCTGCGTTTCCAACAATTGATTTTGGTACGTGCGAAATCACTGGCGTTAGCAGAAGTTCGGAAGGTGTTGCTGCGACATATGATCCAGCAACTGGCGAGATTCAAAACTCTATCGGTAAGATCTTCGGGCGGGCTGGCGGCGAGACACTAAGCCGACTTATCGCATCAACAACGACCATACCAACGGTTACGGGTGTAGCAGATAATGGCATCTACCATATCGTTGCGGGGCCGTCCGATTGCGTGTTGATTGTTCCGTCAGTGATAACGTCTGGAAAGGCAGCAGCTGTTGAGTGCCACACTGTCGACAGTTCATGGACGACTCTGTGGAAAAAATATCTCAACACAGGAGCGCTTTACGGAATACACTGTGAATCAGACACATTCTGTGTTTCATTTGCCGCAGTAGCGTTTACAGGTGGCGGGACAGCAGGCGCTGCATTGATCGACGCAGTAAGCGGGACTGTCACTGAATACAATCCGCCGTGGGGATCTTTGGCGACGGCGTTTCAGCAAAACCAATCGCTCACGATGATGCTGATGGACGACCCTACAACGAAGTGTGGAAGCGATTACGAGTTGACTGTCACCGATGCGGAATATCCAAACATTCGCTTCAAGAACAGCGTTGACGGCTCTGAAGTGTGGCACGACGGGACGGAAATGCTACTCGGGGCAACACCCGTATTTGGTGCTGATTCCGGGGCTGTCTATGGTTTGTACTACACCCCAGTTGCTATCGCGAACTACAATCCCGGGCAGAGAACTCCATCAGGCTCAATCTACAAAACATACCAATGGGTTTTTCATGTTCCAGTTGGTTCGCGATTCGGATCGACAACGGAATGGCGATTTCGATTTGCGAGCAGTTACACGTCTTGGCTTTCGTGGACAGCATCAGCGGCGACGATCCAAGCAGCCGTGCTTACGATCTTCCCGGAAAACACATCAGGGATTGTTTCAAACTGCGTTGTGCATCCGTTTGGGGCTCCGTCGTCAATTGTAAATACTGATGCAAGCTGGCTTGAGCAGGGGTTGATGATTCACTTCAACGCTGCGGCTGACTCCGCTGGCATAGTCTACGGCTTTCCGCAGTACAATTTTCCGAGCGGTCAAGTGGCGATTGAGTTCCGAAACGTGGCGAACTACGCGACGCCAGGGATTGCAGCGTGGGATGCGACAGACGCTTCTGTGGTGTGGTCAAGAGCGTGGGGCACGGTTGGTGCAACCACAATAACGCATCCGCAAAGGGCATGGTTGCGAGGTGATTTTGTGTACGCTTACGGAAATGTAGTGGATGCAGAATAAATTGAGAGGCAGCAATGCGATTGAAGCTTGGCTCACACTGCCGGAGCATATGACGAAACAAATTCATGATTCATAGTTACGGCAGCGGAGTCATGACCCGCACCAACGCAGTCTGGGAAGATCCTGAATCGATCGGTTCAGGATCGCTGCGTTTTATTCGGACGGCTTAGGGGGAGCTTCGCGTCTGAACTCATAAGCCACAAACTCACATCGTGTTTTCTCTTTGTTCCATCGGAATCGAGCCCAACAGGCAGGGCATTGTGCGGGCGATTCGTTTAGGTGTGTTCCGCATTGAGGACACCGGACTCGAGCTTCGATGAACGCGCAGGCAAACATCCCGAAAGGGCCGAACAGAAGAGATAGCGTGAATCCGGCTGGACCGTTGTTTCGCTGGAAGGCAATCATGGTCCCACCAATGACAGAGCCAAACCAGATCCAAAGGCCGATCAGTTCCATCACCCGCACCCTCTCGCGAACCACATCAGCAGCAGAATCGGGCCTGCGACAATGCAGGCTTTCAGATCACGAGCGATTCGGCGGGATGGGTCCATGGGTGGAGAGAATGAGCAGGGAAAGGCAGAATGTCAAATGACTACCCAGCCGCCAGCCGTTCCGCCATGCTGCCGATGAGGTTGACAGAAGGTGGCAATTCCCGTTGACAGATTTTCAAATTCCTGTCAATATCCGTTTTAGCTGTTTCAGTGTGGTAACTGAATCGGCGACTCTCAGTAACGGACCTCGATTGATTTATTCGGCTCATGGCCGTAAATTGTTTGCACCGCGATTGAGAGTCGCACAAACCACGAAAGCAGCTCCGAGAAATCGGGGCTGTTTTTGTTTGGTGAGTGCAAAAAGGTTATGTTTTGGTGGTAACTGGTCACGGAAATACCGCCGCCGTGAAATTCGTCGCAAACTGCGTGAGCCAAAATTTCTAGGCAATGTCCAAACTGACAACCTAGACAGTCCAGAGGCCTCGGTCACTGTTGAACGAAACACCAAGACAGGCTGAAGCCGACAGTCGCTGCTAATACAGGACTGGATAAAGGGGCGGTATGCGCAGGGGCTGACAAACAACGCGATAACACCCAGTCACCGGGCAAACCACAACGACGCGAATCATGATTGGTTGCTTTGTCATGGAAGTGGTTATCGAAAAATCTCAGAAAGATCTGTTGACAATGTTTTGAGTTCTGGCAAGACTGCCCGCACGTTGATGCAAGCGACGTGACAAATCAGAATAAACCGGGAAACCGGATTCAAAGCCTCGGCAGACTGCTTGCATCAGTTTGACGGGGCTTTTTTCGTGCGGTGACAAATGGTGCAGATTCATTTCGATACACGATCAGCAGATGACTATCGCCAGTTTCTCGCGGTGCGTCGATGCCCTGTTTACCAGTTCAAAGGAACATCGGCAGTAGTTCCGGATGAGTACGCTAATCACATCGGCATGAAGCCAGTGAAATCGAAGTCAAAGGCATACAAGCCAGAAATAAACCTATTCGACTATCAGGCCGACATTGCACGACTGGCAATTCAGAAACGCAAATACGCCATCTTTGCTGACTGCGGACTCGGCAAGACTTTGATGATTCTGGAATATGCTCGCCACGTCGCAAAAGTCACAGGTGGGCGAGTCTTGATTGTGTCGCCTCTCATGGTCTGCAATCAGACTGTGGCCGAAGCCGCGAACTGGTACGGCGAGCGAAACGGTATCGACCGAATCAGGGCAATGGATCTGCAATACTGGCTTGACGGAGAATACAACGGGTTTGACTCACAGATTGCTGTCACGAATTACGAAGCGATTCGGGAAGGATTGCGACCGGGGAAACTTGCGGGCCTGATTCTTGATGAGTCATCAATGCTCAAAAGTCATTACGGAGCATGGGGGACTCGGTTGATTGAGTTGGGGCGTGGTCTGGAGTGGAAGTTGGGTGCGACGGGAACGCCAGCCCCAAACGATCGAATCGAGTTCGCAAATCACGCCGTGTTTCTCGACCGGGCCAAAACGGTAAATGAGTTTCTTGCATCGTACTTTATTAATCGTGGCGAAACTCAAAACCGATGGGAACTGAAGGCCCATGCACTGAAGCCGTTCTATCGGTCGCTTGCCGATTGGTCGATCTTCCTGACGAATCCAGCCACCTACGGCTGGAAGGACAACGTTGGAACTCTCCCGCCGATCAACATCCACATTGATCACATCGACCTGACAGAAGAGCAACGCAAGGCGGCGCAGAAGGTCACTGGATCATTAATCACGAACAACATCGGCGGCATTGGTGATCGTGGCAAGCTGTCGAGAATCTCGAAGGGCAGCAACGGAATCGAGACGCTGAAGCCGGAGTTCATCCGAAATCAGGTCAATTCATGGCAGGACGAATCGACCATCATCTGGTGCCACTACAACGACGAACAAGAATCAATGGAGCGAATGTTTCCGGATGCTGTTTCGATCAGCGGAGACACGCCAGAAGACAAGCGCCAGAGGGGAATCGACGCATTCAAACGCGGCGACAATCGGATCCTAATTTCGAAGGCAAAGATTCTCGGGTTCGGCCTGAATCTTCAGATTTGCACACGTCAGGTGTTTAGCGGCCTGAAGGACTCATACGAAGAGTTCTATCAGTGTGTGAAGCGGTCAAATCGAATTAGATCAACGCGACCATTGAATGTTCATATTCCAGTGACAGAACTGGAGATCC